TAGTTGATGAACTTCCAAAAGTAGAAAAAGAAGAAGAAATAAGAATGAAAGCAGCAAATTTAGGCGGAAGTCCAGTTGTGACTGAAAGCAAAGAAGAAAAAGAAATTGTAAGAGAATTTTCTTTTGGTAAAGCGGTACGTGCAGCATATGGTGAAAAACTTGATGGTGTTGAATTAGAAATGGCTCAAGAAGGTCAGAGAGAAATGAACGCAATTGGTCGAAGTGCAAATGGTGTTGTTATACCATCAATGATTTTGAACAGAGCGGTTATTACTGAAAATGGCACATCTGGTATTGAGGTTGGAAATTTCGTTGATGCAGTTTATGCAAACACAATTCTTGATGATTTAGGTGTGACACGTGTATCATCTACATCTGATCAAAGAATCCCAGTTCTTGGTGCAGTGACTACGCAATGGGAAGGTGAAACGGATGCAGCTGCTGATGGTGGTTCTGCAATGACTAAAAAAGACCTTGCACCACGTAGAGTTGCATCTTATGTTGATTATAGCAAACAAGCTGCAATGCAACACAACGAATCACTTGAGTCAGCATTGAGAAACTCAATTGCTCAATCACTTGGTGCAAAACTTGAATATGCAGTTTTTACTGATGATTCTGCAAATGGTGCATATGATTATTTAGGAAACGGAAAAACTCCAGTGACAAACGCAAACATCACAAACTTGATGATGGCACTTGTTGAGGAAGTACAATCAAACAACCACAATCGTGGAAATTTAGGTTTTGCAATCTCAAATGATTTATTCAATGAAGTTTACACAGCTGCACAAGTTAGTGGTGTTAATCCATTAATCATTGATGAAGCAATCATGGGAGTAAAAGCGAAGTTCTCAAACCAAATTGCTGATATTACAAATCCAGCGGTTTATTATGGTGACTTCTCAAAAGTTATGATTGCACAATTTGGAGGTATTGAAATACTTGTGGATCCGTACAGTCAGGCGATTAGCGGAACAAATAGATTAATCCTAAACTCATATTTTGATATGAAATTAGTTCAGGATGCCGCTATTTCAGTCGGAACATTCGGATAATTCATTTATAGTAATTAGTTAATATATAAAGAGGGTGGGTTTTGCCCATCCTCTTTTTTTTTTAAAATCAATGATAAGAAACAAAAAAATAACAAGCTATACACCATCGAACAATTGGGGTTTGACTTTGGTTGAAGCAAAAAGACATTTAAACATTTTAGATTCATCGTTTGATGATTTAATAAATGATTACATAGCATCTGCACATTTGATGTTATGGAACGAAGCTGGTTTACTTATCAAAGGTGGTGTGACTGGGTACATGACTGAATGGGATGATTTCAGAATTGATGTGAATCCTATTGATACCTTTTCAATTTACTATTATAATTCTGACAATGCAAGAACTGCATTGGATTCATCAAAATACATTTGGACAAATGGACTTTATTCTTATGTAGAAATGAAGGACAATTTGCCAAACTTATATGATCGTGACTTTCCAATTGAAATTGAAATTACAACTTTGGCGAATACTGATGACATGGTCAAACAAGCATTGCGAATGATTGTATCTGATATGTTTGAGAATAGACAAAGCACAATTGTTGGAAGCAATATGCACAACCTATCTCGTGGGACAAAGTTTCAAATGTCAATGGTTAGCCAACGAACTGAAATATGAACATAGGTCGTTTAGATAGGAAGATTGTGATTGAGTCACAAACGTTTTCAACCAATTCAATTGGTGAATACACTGCAAGTTGGTCAACTTATCACACAACGTTTGCAAATGTGCAGCGTGGTTTGGGTAATGAAAAAGTTGAAGCGGACCAAGTGACATCAACAAGTAAGGTTAAATTCAAGATTCGGTTCTTTGATGGAATAGATGAATCAATGCGTATTGTTTACAATTCAAAATACTATGATATCCTGGACATCCAGGAACTTGGTCGTGAAGGTTTGATGATAAGTGCAAACAAAAAACTATGATAAACTATAAAATTGAAGGTTTTAAAGGTGTTGTGCTTGAAATTCAATCTTTGGATGACAAGATGAAAAGGAGTGAAATCCTTAAAATATTAAGAAGGCAAATGCAGCCAGTTCTTGATAAGATGCGACAAAATGCACCAAATCAACGAACTGAAAAAATCAATGTAAGGGGTACTGATATAAATCCACAAGAATTAAAAAATTCACTTGCAATTAAAACATCACCAGCAAAAAAATATCCAAATGTTTTAGTTGGTCCAAGATATGGAAAAGGCAAGAAAAAATTTGATGGTTTTTATGCGTGGTGGATTGAATACGGAGTTGGAACACATATTGCCAATCCAACTGGAAAAAAGAATTTTATTCAGAAAACTTATTCTGAAACGAGTGATAAAATATACACTCAAGCAAGTGATAAACTTGAAAAGTATATAAAAAGAAAAGCAAAAAAATTAAATTTATGAGAATAGAATTAACAAAGGATTATGCAATCCACGCAAAAACATTGCCTGAAGGATCACAATTGCGTGTATCAAATAAATTGGGCAAAGAATTAATTAATTTAAAAGTAGCAAAAGCACTTGATGGTTTTACTTTTGAAGAACAAATTGAACACATTGTTGAAGTGGCAATGGACAATGAAGAAAAGCCAAAAGTTAAAAAAGTTACAAAGAAGAAAAAATCTGATAATTAATATTGTATAAAAATTAAGAAAATAAAGAAATGGCTTCAACTGGAATATTAAACGGAACATTAGCAAAAATACAAGTTGGCGGAACAACAATCGCTCACTTAACATCAAACTCATTGACATTTGATATGTCAACAAGGGAAGCGAGTACAAAAGATTCGAACGGATGGAAGGAAGCGTTGGAAGGGCAGAAAAGCTTCAGTGGTTCAGCTGAAGGGTTTTTTGCTGAAGATGCAACTTATGGATATGAGGATTTATACACTGTATTCACTGGAAGAACTTTGGTGACTGTAACATGGACAACTGATGTAGCTGGTGACAAAGAATATAGTGGTTCTTGTTATATCACTTCACTTGAAAGAACTGATGGACTTGAAGAATCAAGTACATTTTCAGTATCTTTTGAAGGAACTGGTGCAATAACACAAGCAACTGTGTAAGAAATTGATTTTTGTTATATTGTGATAAATGGGGGATGGGGGAAACTTCATTCCCTTTTTTTATATTTGTAGCATGATAAAAATTAAAAACAAAGAGTACAAGTTCAAATTCGGTTTCAAAGCATTGTTAATGTTTGAAAAAGAAACTGGTGAAAACATTTCAAAAATGGGTGATAATATGACAATGGAATCCATTGTTGACATTGCTTATGCTGGAATGAAATCATCAGGTGAAAAAGTTACAAAGGACTTTATTATTGATGCAATTGATGAGGACATGAGTTTGATCAATGTATTTACTGAAGCTATGTCGCAAGATATGGCGGCATTTAATAATTTAAATGTGGAAGCAAAAAAGTAAAATTGCCATTGCATAATTTCATAAGGGGTTTTGTTTTGGGTGCATTGAAACAAAGTCCTTTATGTTTAAATAATTATACAATGGTTGAAATATGGGATGCATATGTTGGACATCGTTTGAACGAAAACATAAATGCAAGATCATTGTGGGAAACTGCAAGATTGATTTCATATGTTACATTAAAATCACAAGGACAAAAATCAATGAAACGACCACAAGATTTGATGAAGTTTGAGTGGGAAGAAGTAAGCGGTAAGAAAGGAACAAAATCAAATCCATACACAAAAACAGAAATTGAACAACTTAAAAAACTAAAACCAAACTGGTTCAATTAAAATGGCAAAGAAAAGTATTAACATAAGAGCTGGATTTGATCTAAAAGCATTTAGTACATCTCAACAAAATTTAATTAGAAAACTTCAAGCATCAGGCGAAAAAATGAAGTCTGTTGGTCGTTCAATGTCTATGTCGTTGACTGCACCAATTGTTGGACTTGGTGCGGTTGCAACAAAAACATTTGCAACGTTTGAGCAATCAATGGCAAAGGTTAAAGCCATAAGTGGTGCAACTGGTCAAGCATTTAAAGATCTTGAAAACACTGCAAAAAATCTTGGTATGACAACAAGATTCTCATCAAGTGAGGTTGCAGAATTAATGTTGAATTACTCAAAACTTGGTTTTAGTGCAAGTGAGATTGAAAAAATAACTGGTGCAACATTAAACCTTGCACTTGCAACTGGTGAAGATTTAGCACAATCAGCAACAATTGCTGGTGGTACTTTGAGAGCATTTGGATTAGAGGCGGATCAGATGCAACGTGTGACTGATGTAATGGCAAAATCATTTTCATCATCTGCACTTGATTTAGAAAAGTTCCAAAACTCAATGAATAAAGTTGCACCAATTGCAAACGCAATGGGCAATTCATTGGAACTAACAACTGCACAATTATCTGTGCTTGTTAACAATAGCCATGAAGCATCAACCGCTGGAACAATGTTGCGTGGTATGATGTTAAAGGCAACAAAAGATGGTTTTAATTTTGATGATGCAATAAAGAAAATATCTGAAAGTAGTGATAAAGCTGCAACTGCACTTGAATTTTTTGACAAACGTTCTGTTGGTGTTGCAATTACTTTATCTGAAAATATTGAAACAACAAACCAGCTTACCGAAGCATATGAAAAGTCAGGTGGTGCAGCGGAAGCAATGGCTGGTATTATGGATGACACACTTGAGGGTTCTATGTTTAAACTCAAGTCAGCTACTGAAGCAATGGGAATTGCCATAGGTGAAAAACTTGCTCCACACGTTATTAAGGTCACAAACTTCCTTGCAAAATTAGCACAAGGATTCACAGAACTTAATCCTGAAACACAACAAATTATTGTTCAATTAGCTGCAACTGCTGCGGCAATTGGTCCCTTAATATTTGCGTTTGGTGCATTACAAACTGCAATGGCGTTCTTGATTGCACATCCAGCGGTATTGGTTGCAATTGCATTGACATCTGCATTAGCTGCATTAAATATTGCGGCAAGTGAAAGTGGTGAAGTATTTGGAAGTGTAAAAGATGCAACAGATGAACTTGGTGAATCTTATGATAAATTAAAAACTCAAATTGATAAGGTTAATCAATTAAAGAAAAAAGGTTCAAAAGCATCTGTTGAAGAAATAAAAATATCAATTGAAACATCAAAAGCAATAATTGAACAAACAAATGCAAGAATAAAAGAACGTCAAGAATTACAAAAAAAATTAATTTTACAGAAACAAGAAGCACTTCGACAAAGACTTGCAGCAACTCGGCAAGTTGGTCAACAAGGTGAATTTCAAGCAGTTGAATTAGCTGGTGTTGCAAATATAGAAAAACAGATAAAAACACTTTCAGATGAACTTATAAAAGTAAATAATGAAAATGTTGATTTATATGATAACACAAAACAATTAGAACAAATATTAAAAAGGGTTGAGAACGTAAATCCAACTGAAGAAACAAATAAGGATTTAACAACAACCACAACAAAGGTTGAAACATTAATTGAAAAGTTCAAAAGACTTGAACAAGAATTTAAAACAATTGCTTCTCTTGATCCATTGCAAAGTTTAAAGTTGGGTGAGGTAACTCCACCAACTGAAGCAATGGAAAAAATGATGAAAGATTTACCACCTTTAACTTTAAAGGTTAAGGTTGATCCAATTCCAATTGATGAAAATGATGAAGCATTTTTACAAACTGAAAAGATGAAAACCATTGGGGGCAATATGGGTGAAGCACTTGCAAGTGGTTTGGAAACGTTAGTTGCAAATAGTGCGGTTATGCTTGGTGATTTTATTGGTGATGCAATGAGTGGTGATGCTGATGCACAAGATTTTGGAAAAGGGTTGTTAAATGTTGTCGGTGGATTCTTACAACAAATGGGGGCAGCAATGATTGGTTTTGGTATATCATTTGAAGCATTTAAAAAATCTATTGGAACATTAAATCCAGCACTTGCAATTGCTGGTGGTATTGCATTGGTTGCAGCTGGTGCAGCAATATCAAACTTAAGTAAAAAAGGTCTTGATGGTGGCGGTGGAACTGCACCATCACCATCAATGGCTGGTGGCGGTATGGGTGCTATGAACACACAACCAATTGCATTAGAAACAAAAATATCAGGTCGTGATTTGATACTTGTTCAAAACAGAGAAAAAGGATTTACAAGATAATAAATGAGTGGTGTAATATTTAGCAGTGAGTTAAGGTCAGACAATAACACACGTTATAAGGTTGAATTGTTTGGTGATGATTATGTTGGTTTGCCAAAGGTTGCAATAATTGGTGGAACTGGAAACACATTTTACATCAATAAAGATTGGCGTGATTATTTACAAACTGGTAAAAATTTATTTCTTCACACATCATCATCAACACAAGCGGTCAGTGTAACTGGTATTTTTTCAAACGGAATCACAACACAAATAACAACCAGTGTTGCATATTCTGCAACATTTACTCATATTGGCGGTCCTTCATCCACAACCACAACAGACCAATACAAACCAACATTTACCCCTGATTTAATTGATTTAAAAACTGAATGGAAAGGTGAAGGGGATGAAATACTTGGATCAATAAGGTCATCAAGCACATCAGTCACATATGCAAATAATGATCGTTATTTTGATAGGTTCTTTGAGCAATACCAAATCACACAAGATAACAAACTTAAATTATTAGTTTATAGATACACAACGGATTGGGAACTTGATTGGGCTGGTATCATTGTAATGGACCTTGTTCAATGGTCAAACATAGATAAACCAAGACCATATACATTCAAAGCCATTGATGGACTTGATGCACTCAAAAAATACGAGTACACACAAACAACATTATCAGTCAATAAAATACAAAGCAACATATTTGAGATTCTTGATATACTTGGACTTAAACAATTTTGGGGTTCATCAGATGCCTACATTCGTGAATCAATTGAATATAAATCAAGAATTCTTGCAGCAACAACATCAACGGATGATTCACCACTTGATTATACATATATTCCTGACAATTTATTTATTGGTGACACAAACAAAAATCCAACACAATACATATCATATTATGATGCATTAAGGGGTTTAATGGATTTGTTTAGTTGTCGGATATATCATGCTGATGGTGTTTATTGGATTCAACAAGTAAGAAATTTTGATGCAAGTTCAATCAAGTATCGTGAATACTTAAAAGATGGAACTTATACTGATGACACATATTCACATCAAAAGTCAGTTGGCAATTCAGGTGGTACGGATTTAAGAATTTTAGCTGGTGGAACATTTGGTTATTTTGCTGGTGCATATCGAACACGAATCGAAGCAAAGCAACACATTGAAGGTAAGCTTACATTTGGTGATGGTTTTCCAATTTTTAGTGTTGCGACACAACCAAACACTGGTGGAGTTAATAATTTTGTGACTGCAAATATTGGTAATATTTCAGGGAACGGAGTTGGACACATAAGAGTTTCAATGAGGGTTAGAACTTCAGAAGCAAACACAACATCAAACTTTCTTGGCGTTATAGATTTAGAATTAACAAGTGGCAACAGATACATAAAAGGTGTTGGAGTTGCACCACAACTTGAAGGGAAATGGTATGATGATCCAAATTCAACAAATCGAAAATGGACAAAAAAAGTTAAAAACGTAAGTGGTTCAACATATATTTATTTTGATACTCCAGCAATGCCATTTGAAGCAGATAATATGATTTGCAAAATTTCTGGAAATTATGAAGGCAAAAATATAGGTGGACTGGTTCCAGCTTTTTATGTTGATAGGGTTCAAGTTTTATTTCCACAAGAACAAAGTGATGATGAAAACACAATGGTTTTGGAAGTAGAGAATCCAAGCGGTTTCTATACCAAAGAAGTTGAACTTGATCCTTTGATTATTGTTGATTCTGAAATAGGAACAACAACCATCACAAAAATTCAGATTGATGAAAATTATGATAATGCACAATCATTGAGTTTGGTTGAATCAACAACGTGGGATGCTGGGTTTGATGCATATCCATATTTGTCAATGGCACGTGTAATGGAAGCAATGTCATTACAAACAAAGCCAGTTGAAAAAATAATGAGTACAATTGTTGGTGATTACTATCCATTTCAATCATTAGCATACAATGACAAGGTGTATGTGTTTAGCGGTTGCACACGTGATTATGAAATGGATGAAGTTAGTGGTGAATGGTTTGAAGTTATTGCAGCAAGAACAGACATTGCAATGGACAGAATCAAAGACATCATTGATCCAAACGATATATCATCGGACAATGGTGAGGTTAAAAAGAATCTTAAAGATATTTACGAAGGAATTAAACAACTTACACCAATGCAAGATTCATCAGTCACATACACTGAATTTGAAGTGAATCGTATTGTTGCAGATGGTGGTGTGTTTGAAGGTGAAGATTACATTGAAACATTTTTTCCTGACAATCACGTTGTTCAACAAATAAACATTCCAGCTTATAATGGTGATAGAATTTATCAAGGTGATATTTTAAGCATTGTTAATGGCAACAATAACAATGAAACGGACTTTTTTGAAGTCACTGCGGATGTCCTTCCTAATGCAACATTTATTCCAGTTACTGAAAAAGAAACAACCTATCCAATCAATGAAGGTGATATGCCAGTTTTTAAAAAGGGTGAGGTAACTGAATCAAACAAAGTACGTGCAGATTTATTTCAAATGAAAGGCAATGCAGCACCGCCAACATCAGAAGGTGGTGGTGACTATTTTAAGAATGGTGAATTTATGTTTTATGAATCTTATATTTATTGGCGTGATGGTTCTGGGAATTATCATCGTTTGCAAGGCAACACACACCATCCTGAATAATGCCAAAGATGCCACACAAAGTTTATTCATTTAAAGATGATAAACCAAAGAAAAAAAAGAATTGGTTAAAGGACCAAGCGGATTTGAAATTTTACAACACATCACGTTGGCGAAAATTATCACTTGTATATAAGATGCAACATCCAGTGTGTGAGGTTGTGGACTGTCATCAATCATCATACTATACTGACCACATTGTTCCAGTGTCTGATGGTGGTGATAAATGGGATGAAAACAACTTCCAAGCATTGTGTAGATCATGCAACGCATCAAAAACTGCAAAACAAAGTAAAAAAGTTTACACTAATAAATTTGATTGATGTGCCATTTTTGCGTTAATGATTGGAGGTGCTATTTATCAACTGTTAAATGTTACATCAATAACAAGTATAGTTGAGCAGTTGAACTATGGACTTGCAGCACAAGAAAATTTATTTCCGCGTGTTATTATAACCGAACAATCCACACCTGAAAACTTTAAGGATGGATACTCGATAATAAACCACGATGTTGAAATAAATATTTATGCAAGTAAAGTAAAAGATGGGAATGGTGGATTTGCTGAAGCATCAAATATTGCTGACCAAATTGATTTAATTTTAAATCGTTACAAGGGTGTTAGCGGTGGCAAAACAATTCAGCAAATTTATTTGTCCAATCAAGAAATAATGTTTGATTCAACTTCGCAATGTGCGAGGGTGATCATGGAATATAGTGTTAGACAAAGTATATAAAAAATGACAATAGAAGAATTAGTTGCTTTAAAAGGCGGAAAGTATGCAGATAATGGTGCGGTTGTGACTGGAACTGTTGAAACAAATTACAGATTTTTAGTGGTTAATGATGATGTGGTTTTCACTGCATTAACTGATGTTTTAGACAATGACATTCTTTCGGAATGGGGGTTGACTGGAAAGACATTAACCAAAGGTATGGTGATTGCTCCATCGAGTGAACGACCATTTAAGACTGTAAATGTTGCAAGTGGATCTGTATTATTGATCAAACTTTAATGATTGGGTTTGGTGTACAATATGGTTCAATAAAGGCATTTGACACAATCGGTCAAATTCTTTTTGACTCATACAAATTAAGGGTTTTATCTGATGGCGGAGAAACAGAAAACAGAGAATGTGCTATTAACGATTTAAATGATTTAGTATGATAGATAAAGCAAGTTTAATACAGATACCAAGTGGATATAAAAACGGAAAGCTATACTCGGTAAAACCAAGCAATGCAGATGGCGACTTTGATTTCTCACGTTCATCAAGCGGCACGAGGGTAAATAGTGATGGGTTGATAGAGACTGCTTCAGTAGTTAGCACAACGGAATTAGTAACGAATGGAGATTTTGCAACGGATAGTGATTGGACAAAAGGAAGTGGTTGGACAATTAGTGGTGGAACTGCAAGCCAAGATAATTCAACACCAAA